TAGATAGAGAATTTAAACTAAAACAAAGTGATTTACAAACCAAACTAAAAGAAATTAATATGATTGCATTTGAAGAATTTGGAAAAAAATATAATTATCAATTAGTTTTAATTGATGAATATGAAAAAAAGGAAAATGAAATTTCTACTCTTCAAGATAAAAACGAAGAATTAAATCTTAAAATGGAAGAAAAGGTGGATGAAAAAGTTGAATTAGCTAAAACAAAATTAGAAGATAGTTTTAAACAAGAAAAATTAACATTAGAACTAACTCATAAAGCGGAAACTGCTGAATTAATTGCTCAAAATAAACAACATATACGCGAAATTGAAATATTAAATTCTACCATCTCTAATATGAAATCTGAAATTGCTGAACAAAGAAACCTGACTAAAGAAGTTGCTCAAGCTCAAGCTAATGCTAATGCAAATTCGTTTCAAGAATTCAAAACTAAAAAAAAGTATGAAAACTCATAAATAATATTTTTTTATGAACTTTACTATTCTTAAAATATAATGTTCATCATATTTTATAAACGGTCTTAATTTATATCCTAAATACCCTATAATACTTACTGAATTTATATCATTAGTAATTATTTTATTGTATATTTTTTTCCAACTAAAGTTATGTAAATATTTCTTTTGGTATTCTTTTAAAATTAATTCACCATACAATTTGATATCTCTAGTAAATGGTAAACCTAAATAGAAATCAGTTTCTTTTAATACAGAACATTCAATATCTAATTTTGTCTTCAATTTCTTGGATACTTTAAATTTATTTTTATTAATTTTTAAGTTATATTTTTGAAAATGCTTAATGAAACTATTAATAATAAAATTTACATTTTCTGTTTTATAAAATTTAAAAAATATGTCATCAACATATATATTAATTTTAAAATCTTTTAAATAATCTTTCATTGATAGTAACCATCTTAGTGTTATTTCTTCCATCATAAAACTAAATACTATATTAGAACTTGTTAATCCTATTGGTATACCGTGTTTTATTTTAATTTTTTGATTATTATAATAAATTGTACTATTTGATAAAATTAGAAAATATTCATCTATTAATTTTTTTGCTTCCTTTTCATTTGTTTTTCTACTAATATTAACAAATAATAGTTTCTTCATTAATTTCCAATTAATTGAATCATAAGCTTTATCAATATCAATAATTATATTATTTTTCAAATCTTTTGTATTTTCCATTGCTGTATCTATAATTTTTGAAAAGTCATAATATAATAGATTTGATTTAAATATTTTTTTTGTTGGAATTTTCTCTTTACATTTATTTAAAAGTTCAATACACCATAGTTTATCGATAATTTTAATAATTTTGTTATAATTTATCATATATCTGAAACTAGTTGGGTCTTGTAAATCATTTTTTGTAAATTTAAAAATTGGTAAAATATTACCGTTACAATACTTATTTAAAATATAATTTTTTTTAACTAATGAAGAATGTAAATAATCATATATTAATTCTATTTCATAATCATTTAAATTTTGAATAGAATCATTTTCACTAAATATTTTTGTTTTTCTTTTATTTTCTTCTAATTTTTTATAAATGCATTGACGAGCAGACAATGTTTTTATATAAATATCATTAATGTTTTCTTTAAAATTACTAATAAAATTTTTTTTTGGTAAAAATGGAACTAATAATTCAGTTGCTGATTTAAATTGATTTATTTCATTAATAACAATTTCTTCAGATGTTTTTTCTAATTCTTTAACGATAGTTTTGTCTGATTTATTTTGATTAATTTGAAAATCATAGGGTTTAGGTTCCAATTTATTTAACTCATTTAAATTTTTATTTACTATTATTTTAAATTCATTTTTTGATAAATCTTTATTAATAATACTATTTAGTTTTGTAGGTACTTTTTCTGTTTTTCTTGTTTTTAATAATTCTATTATTTCATCTAAATTTTCATCTTTTAATACAAATAGATTTTTTAATTCTTTATATTTCCATAAATTATTAATATAGTTACCTAATTTGAAATCTTTAACTTGTATTTTTAAAAATTCTAAATTATTAATTTCATATTTTTTTCTTAATGAATCAATATCAATAGTTACATTATTATTATCAAATAAATGTGTCAATCTTGGAATTTTTAAAATTATAATTGGAAATGAAGTAAAAAGATTATTTTCAATATTAATTCTTTCTAAATTATCCATATTTGTAATTTCATTTGGTATTTTTTGCAATAAATTATTACCAATCCATAATATCCTTAAATTAGTAAGATATCTAATATTTTTAGATAAATAAGCTATTTTATTATTTTTTAAATTTAACTTTTCTAATGATTTCAATTTACAAATACTTATAGTAACATATTTCAAATTATTATTTGATAAATTCAAATATTTTAGATTACTAAGTTTATAAAATTCTATGGGTATTTCATCTAAATTATTATTACTTAAATCTAAAAACTCTAAATTTACCAAATTATTTATTTTATTTGGTAATTTTGTAATTTTATTATTAGCGAAATATAAATATTGTAACTTTTTTAATTGACAAAGCCAAACAGAAAATATTTTTATGTTATTGTTTTCTAAATTTAAACTAATTAAATTTTCTAAATTAGTTATTTTTTCGGGAATATATTTAATTTTATTATTCGATAATTCCAAAATAAATATTTCTTTTAATCCTAATATAAAATTTGTAATATATTTTATATTTTGATTATTTTGAGAGTACGTTAAAGTCGACATTTATATAAATTATTAATAATTAATAAATATATAAATCAACTTTTTTAATGATTCATAACAAATATTAAATAAATTAATTATTTTCTGGATTTTTTATTTAATGCCATTCTATGAATTTCATTATTTTGTAAACCCTGATAACTATAAATAACTGGTTTATGTAAATCAGCTCCATAAGATTTATTAGCAGCGGATTGTAATGGTTGCAAGTTACCTAAATAATTATCACCACCGTGTTTTTTAGATAAAATATGGTCAACATTCCAACCAGTAGAACTATCTTTACCATAATCAGAATATTTAATTACATTTAATGCAGCGTCATATCTACATACGTCTGGATTTTTCCCTGGAATAGAAATTCCTTTATTCCATACCGCATCTTTACATCCAGAATTTCCATATTTAGTTTTAGTATCAAAAGCCATTATTATTAAAATAAATAAATGATAATTCTTTAAAATAATTTTTAATTTATTATTCTATATATGGCAAACATAAAAATGTAATCCACCATTTATCTTTAGTTGCATCGTAAATTATATTTATTTTCTTAAAATTAAGTATTGTTTTGAGACCAATATTTAAGTCATAAGCGTTACCTTTTGGAATTAATAATTGGTCATTATTTATATAATAACCAGAACTACTAATTGCTAAATTCATAGAAACTTTGTTAGTCGTCCCATTATTTTCATAATCTATTCTATAATAATCACTTTCAGGTAAAATGTTTCCTTTATATTTATTTAATAATGGAATTAATATTTTACTTTTAATTTCATAATAATTTTTTGTAGTTCTATTAATATCAGTTATTCCAAATCCTTTAATTACATCTTCATTTAATTCTTTTTCTAAACATTGTATAACATCTTCATATTTATAAGATTTCAAAACTCTATCCCAAATTCTATCTAAAGCTCCTAATCCAAAACTATTATTCAATAATACAATACTCTTTTTAATTTCTTTTAAATCAATACTACCGCTTTCCTGTTTTACCAATTCAAATGTATGATTAAATGTAGAGTAATCATTGTTTACATCCAATTTAAAATTCATTGTTTTAACAAGTGTTACAAGTGTTACAGAAATTGATTTGTCCGATTTGTTTAATCCAGCTTTAATTAAGTTAAAGAGATTAGAAAATTTAATACGATTATCATTAAATATCAATTGATTTACATCTAATGAATATAAATCATATGATACATTATTTAATACACTTATGTGTAAAGATTGTGATCCTAATGATAGAGATATTTTGTGATTTTCATAGTCGATATCTATGTTTGACATTAAATTAATGTAATAATTTGAAGTGGTTGATAAATCAATTTTTCCCACTTAATTCAACAATCCTATCCATTAGTCTATTAACTAATTCATTATGCTTTTCTTTCATTTCATCCATTTTTAATAGTAAATTTTTATTAGTATCTTCCAACTCTTTAATTTTATTTTTCATAAAATGTATATCTTCTTCTTTATCTTCTAATAGATTTTTTATTAGTCTTTCCATAATATCTTCTGAACTTGATTCAATACATTTGATTAATTTTATTGATTTATTTGATAGTTTATTATCATAAGTAGCATATGAATGCATTTGATTATATGAAAAAATATTATTAGAACAACGACTTAAAAATTTTAGACTAAAATTATATAATTTACTTGTTTCTCCTATATTATATATATTTCCATAATTATCTATTATATATCCAGGTCTATAATAAAATTTATTACCACCATCATCTTTCCATAACTCTATTGGTTCTATTGAAGAAAATCTATGAATAATATATGCTTTATTTTTTGAATCTAAATATTTAGAAAAAGTTTCATAATCTTTAGTAGATTGTTCACTATATCCACCGTGTTGACCTCTAATTTTATAATTATGTTTCATATTTTGTTGTAACCATTTATTATCTAATTTACCATATTCTTTATTTATATCTGACATAGATAATCAATAAATAATAAATAAATAAAAAAATCAATTTTTATATTGGAAACCAATCCGTTTCATCTTTTTCATACAAATCAGATAATTTTTTTTTATTATATTCAATATCTTCATATTTAAGATTTTGAATATCTCTTTTATTTTCAAAAAGATATATTTTCAATAATTCATTTTCTAATAAATCATATGTATATTTATTATTATTTTTAATAGCCATTTTATAAAATTTTATATAATTTTTATAATCTTTATGTTCTTTATAATAATTAGCTAAATTAGCCATTGCATAACTATTATTTCTTTCAATTGCCATTTCATAATATTTTTTCATATTATCATAATCTTTTTGATTTTTATAATAAATACCTAATTTATTCATAGCATTACTATTATTTTTTTTTTCAATTGCAAGTAAATAATATTTTTTCATATTTTCGAAATCTTTTTGTTCTTTATAATAATCGCCTAAATTAGTCATAGCTGTTTCATTATCTTTTTCACTTGCCATTTCATAATATTTAATATAATTAGCATAATCTTTCTGTTCTTTGTAATAATCACCTAATTTAGTCATAACATAACTACTACATAATTTAATATTATTATTATAAATTTTACTAGTATAAACATTATTAGCTTTTTCAATTACCATTTCATAATATTTTTTCATATTATCGTAATCTTTTTTTCCATTATAATAATCACCTAAACAAGACATAATATTAATTAATCTATATGTATCATATATTAAATTACCTTTCTCAATAAATATTTCATAGTATTTTTTCATATTTTCGAAATCTTTTTGTTCTTTGTAATAATCACCTAATTTAATCATAGCATTTATATTACCTTTTTCTATTGACATTTCATAATATTTTTTCATATTATCATAATCTTTTTGTTGTTTGTAATAACAACCTAAATTTCTCATTGCATATTTATCACCTTTTTCAATAGCAATTAAATAATATTTAATATATTTATCATAATTTTTTTTTTGTTTGTAATAATTACCTAAAATAGTCGCAGCAATAGTATCACCTTTTTCAATTGCCATTTCAAAATATTTAATATAATTATCATAATCTTTTTGTTTTTTATAATAACTACCTAAATTAGTCATTGCATTAGTATCTCCTTTTCCAATAGCCATATCATAATATTTTTTCATATTATCATAATCTTCTTTAAAATTAAAATAGTTACCTAATTCAATCATTGTCAATGTACAATCTTTTTCAATACCCATATCATAATATTTTTTCATATTATCATAATCATCTTTCATTCTATAATTGTCGCCAATAAATTTTATATATTGAATATTAGTTTCTTTAATATCAATAATATCTAATATAAATAATTTATAGAGTTTTCTAAGAAAACTTAATGAATAATTTCTTTCTTCTATTTCTTCTTCTCCAATGACTTCTTCAATCATTTTAATTAAATAATCTTTCTCGTCATTTTCTACTTTAATAGCTTGATTTTTTAATATTTCAGTATTTTCAGTTATTGGTATCAGTAAACAATCATGATCATAATTTGTTTCTGTTAACATTTATTATTAATTATTAAAATAAATAAATATATAAATCAATTTTTCTACTTTAAATAATACTATCTATATTAAACCATACTATCCATATTAAATGCAAAATCTGAATAAGTTTTATTATCAGATTGTTTTTTACTTTTCATCAAGTTAATAAGATTTTGTATTGGAGAAAAATTAAATGTATTTTGTTCACTATTTTGATTTGATGTTGATGGTGTGGAAATTGTTTCTTTTTGTTCAATATTTTTAACTTGGATAGGTTCTTTTTTCCCTTTCTTCATATTTTTCTTCTTCGTTATTTTGATTTTCTTATTTTTTTTATTAAGCGATAATGCTTTATAATTATTTTTCATTATATTCAGTTCTTTCGTATAATTTAAAAATATAGATTTTGATTCAGACATATTTTCATAATAATTTAATTCAATTAAGCGTGTTCTATTAATTGTAACGTGTTTACTATAAAATATATCTATGAATAATTCTTTATTTGAACCATATTTTTTACCATTATAAATTATTCCTCTATTAGTTTTTAGTATTAATTTTCTTTTTACTAATTCATTACAAGTATGTTTTAGCATAATTTTTTTCTTAATTTGTGAAAGTGGTAAAAATAACATAGTAGAAGTATCTGTATTAATATTGCAAAATTCATATATTTTTAAATTTATTCTAGCTATATCAGAACTAAATTGTACATCTTGATCTTTTGGATTGTAATATTTATGATTATTTAATAATTGCTTTTTCTTTATTATGAAAAATTTTTTAATATCATTAGAATTTATTAATTCTAGTAAAGTTTCCTTATTTGAATCGTATATTTCTTTAATAGGTTTATAATTTTCATCAATATCACTAGTAGTAACTTCAAAAAATATGTCAAAATCTTTGAAATTATTTGATGATTTATTAATATCAATTGATAAAGTATATTGAAGTAATCCAGTTTTAAAAGCATCAATGACAGAAGTATGTTTTGAAATAAGTTCTTCTTTAAATGTTTCATAAGAAGTCAATAGGAACTTATTAATTTCTTCCATATTTTTTGTTTTATTAAGTAAAACTGATTCTTTAACTGAATTAATAAAATTATCCAAGTAATTTTTCATTTTATTGTAATATTTTTCGATTTCTACCTTTTGCATATCAATAATTACAATTTTCTTTTTCTTATAATTGTCATTGATTTGAGCTTTCCATTTATTATAATCATTTTCTACATTCTCATTGATATCCATTGATTTCAAAAAATTATGACTTTCTGTTAAATCTAAATCTCCAGCGTAAAGTGATAATTCCTTAATATCAACTCGTTTAAAATTTGTTTTTGTATATTCAGTCATTATATTCATAGCCTGTTCATAGTTAGAATCCGAAGCTTCCTTAATATGTTTATTAATTTCTTTCATTATTTCATCGTAATGAAACTTTTTGATATTATCATTAACAACCTTAAATTTTGTATCAAATTCTATTTGAATAGCATCTCTTTGATTAATACGTTTATTAATAATATTAACCAAATCCATTTGACTATGATTTACTTTCATTTCAGTAAATAACTCTAATTTAAAATTTCTTAAATTATCTTTATATTCTAATAATTCAACTTTAGCGATTTGATGATATAAATCTAATTTATTGAAATCTATCTTATTATTATTGTTGATTTCTTTAATAAATTTTTCTAAGTTATTGTACCAATTTTCAAAATTAAATTTAACAGGAATTTTATCTAAATAATCATTTAATTCAGAAATAAAGTTATTGAATCCATTTTCATCACTTTCTAATAATCCTATAAAGTTATTTGCATCTAACATTTTAATTTCTGTTCTATCTAATTGTTCTGTTTTAAATGCTTTAATATCTTTGAATAATTTTTTCATATTGATAATTACATTTTTATGTTGGTCATGGTTTTCTACTAATAGTTTATTTAAATTATCTTCAGGTTTACCCTCAAGAGTAAAATCACTAATTCTAAAAACTAAAGAGGGTTTAGAATTATTACTATCAATTTGTTGACCATCTAAATAAGTTAAGAAAGAAGCTAGCGGTGATAAAGTTTGAAGAGTATTTTTATTT